GATCGATTCCCTTCTGTGTTTCAATTAGATCTTTTGATTCACATGTTCCCATGACTCAAAGAGTCAAGGGATGTGATCGAAAGATATGTTTTTAAACCTGAAGTTAGTTATCAAGTCGGACGTGAAAAGAAGGTGACATCATATTGCATCGGATCTCCAATGGGGATTTATTCCTCATGGGCATCTTTTGCATTATGTCATCATCTTCTCGCACGTACTGCGGCTCGTTTAGCTGGAGTTAAGAGCAGAGGAAATTATCTTATCCTTGGTGACGATATAGTCATCAAAGGTAAGAAGTTTTCAACCTCTTATATCAGGCTAATAAAAGCTCTAGATATCGGTTTAAGTAAACCCGATAGCTTTGAATCGAATGATTCAAATTCCATTGTTGAATTCGCCTCTCGGCGTTTTCGTAATGGTATAGAGCTTTCACCCCTACCCATGCGTCTATTAAAGGATGAAACAAGTCCAAGAGGTACTAATCTCTTAGATGAAATTTCATTTTTAGTAGAAGCAATAGATAGGGGACACAATCTTTGTCTAAAGACTACCGATTATCCCGGAACTTATAGTGAACTACAAGCTACGCTTCTAGTTACCTATTTAACCTTACGATTAAAAGGTGGTCTTGAAGATCGTTATGGCTGTCTGTCAGAATTGACTTTCATCACCGATATTCGTCTTCACGAGATTTTAGTAAAACTCGTAGACCAAGAAGTCGGAAGTGCTGCAGAGTTTTTATGAGATGGAGGTTTTTCATCAACTGATGAATACCAAAAACTCATAAAAAACTACTCTCGTCAGCTCGCACCATTGGTGAGGAGCAAGCATGACCGACACCGCAACAGACAACTCGAAAAGAAATTTTCCGAGGCGATCAACGTAATTGGCGGAAGCCCGTCGAATCCAATAGAAACGACGTGATTCCGCGCGTATCAAGAAGCTTGATGCGTTTACCTTGAACAAGTCTGCGAATTAACCTCAGATATCAGTGTAGAAGACTCCGTGTCTACTAGACTGACCTGTTGAGCCGATGGAATAGCTGTTATCAGACATAAACCTAACGTCCCTAGGGCCGCTGGGTATATGGATGATAAACAAGCTAAAGATCGGATTCAAAACGGTTTAATCGTACGTGCCTTTAAGGAAGCCGGTTTATTGAAGTATGATCCTCAATGAATCGGTGAACTTAAAGAAAGGTTAGGAGTTTATCACGACTCCTAACTCAACGTTCTGTGGTGGAAATACACCCGGCCAGTTATGGTTTCTGGCCAGGGATCTCAAGCGGTAAGGAAAAACGCTTCTGTGATAAGAAGTATGTAATCCTTCCCTGTGGGCCCCGAAGTGTCTATATCAACACCT